AAGCGGCAGGCTGTTCACCTCAACACCCTTCCATTGGTCGCCGCGGTAAAATCTTTCGTTAATGCGCCCTTGGGTGTAGATTCCGTGCGAGCCGAGGTTTTCCTTAAAAGATTTGCCGTTTTCATAAGCCTTAAAAAGCTCTTTAATATTTTCCTCACCAAAATTCATTTTGCTTTTTCCTTTCGTTTTTAAATGCTCATATAAAGCCGCTTTTTTACGGCGAATTTATATCGGCATTTATAATACGCGCAAAGCTATGATAAGCAGCTTTTTTATATTGCCGCCTATCATAGCTTTTGTTTTGTTAATCGGCAGCCTTTTCGGTTTTGCCTTTCTTTGCGGTCTTGTCGGTCTTTTGTTCCGTCACAAGCTCCCAGCCGCGCTGCTCATATTCTCCGAGCAGCTTAACGGAAATTTCCGTATAAATGCCGTAGCCGTTAGTAACAGTTACTCTCTCAGTCATTTTTAAAACCTCTTTTCTTAAGTTCCGCTCGGATTTGACGGTGTCGTCTGTGTTGTATTGCCGTATTTATACGCAAAAATGTTTTCGCGGCAGCTCTTTTTGCAAATGCCGCCGAAAATAAGGTGGTAAAGAATACGCCAATTATCGCCGTCATCG